AGATTTTAAAAATACTCCAGGATTGCCAAAAGGCAAGATATTGTTTAACTTGCACAGAATTAAATCATCTGGTACAGTATATGTAGTTGAATCATCATTTGATGCTATTCGACTAGATCAAGTAGGTTTCCCAGCAGTTGCTACTCTGGGTGCTAATGTGTCTAATTCTCAAATTAGACTGTTAGAAAAGTACTTCACAAACGTTGTACTAATTGCAGATAACGATGAGGCTGGTAGTATAATGAAAGATAAGTTAATTGAAAAACTTGGATCTTTGGTTACTATTATCAGACTTGATAAAAACTATAAAGACATAGGCGATATGGAAGATGCAGAAATAAAGAAACTTGAGTTTCAATTTGACAAATCTATATCATCTATGCTAAACTAATATAAACAACACGAAGGAGATAAAATATGAGCATTGTAAAGGGATTAAAGAATATAGAAACCCTGCTCGAAAAGCCAAAGTATGAAAACGATGGACCAAAAGTAAAGTGGTTAAAACTTGCAGACGGTCAATCAGTAAAGATCCGATTTGTTGAGGAGTTAGATGAAGACTCAGCAAACTATAACGAAAAGCGTGGCCTTGCACTAGTTGTTAAGGAACACACAAATCCAAAGGACTATAAGCGCAAGGCTGTAGACACAATGGAATCAGAAGGTCGTGACTGGGCAGAAGAAATGCACCGCAAAGATATGAAGGCTGGCTGGAGAGCCCGTCTACGTTTCTATTGCAACGTACTTGTTGATGATGGAATTGAAGCACCATATGTTGCAATTTGGAACATGGGAATTAGTAAGCAGTCATCATTTAATACTATTCGTGAGTATGCACTTGAAACAGGAAGCATCTCAAACGTATTATGGAAGTTAAAGCGTAATGGTCAGGGTACTGAAACCAACTACACATTAATTCCTTCAGCACCAGATAAAGAACCATTTAACTGGGGAACAATCGAACCATATCCATTGGAGTCAGCACTAAAGAAGATTCCATATGCGGAACAAGAAGCGTTCTACTTGGGCTTTGATGGCCCTTCTACTACCTCATCAACTAACGCTGATTGGTAGTATGAACTACGTAGGCTTACATGTCCATACCCATTTTAGTTTGTTTGATGGGATTGCTACTCCAGAAGAATATATAGACCGAGCAGTTGAACTTGGTATGCCAGCCTTGGCTATCACAGATCACGGAACATTATCTGGGCATAGGGAACTGTACCGAGTTGCAAAAGCAAAGGGCATTAAGCCAATTCTAGGTCTAGAAGGATACATGTGTGCAGATATCTCTGATACAAGAGATAAGTCTGAAAGAGAAGGTCAACAAGATCTTGTCTATAACCACATTATCCTTCTAGCCAAGAATAAAATAGGTTTAGAAAACCTTAACAAGATTAGTGAACTGTCTTGGACAGATGGTTTCTTTAAAAAGCCACGATTTGATTTTACTATATTGGAAAAGTATAAAGAAGGAATTATTGTTTCTTCTGCATGTCCAAGCAGCGTTCTTGTAAAAGCATTAGAAGAAGAAGAGTTTGCTCTTGCCAAAAAATATATTACTTGGTTTAAAGAACGTTTTGGCAGTGATTATTATATTGAGGTAATGCCACACACCGAAGCACACATTAACAAATATCTTATAGAACTTGCCGATGAGTTTAATATTAAAGTTATTGTTACACCAGATTGTCATCATTCTGATCCCTCACAAAAAGAAATTCAAGAGTTTAAACTTTTAATGAATACACACGCCAAGGTTGTTAAAGAAACAACATTTGCAAAGGCATCAAAGCATTCTTCTATGATGGATAGACTTGATTACCTTTATGGTAAAGACCGCCAAATAACATTTAATAAGTTTGATATACACCTTCTGTCCTATAAAGAAATTAAATCAGCCATGGAATTGCAGGGTATTGATCGACCAGACATCTACTCAAACACTTTATTATTAGCAGATACAGTAGAAGACTATGACATTCAAGAAGGTCTTAACCTACTGCCAGTACAGTACAAGAGCCCTGACAAAGAACTTAAAAAGATTGCTTATGAAGGTTTGGAGAGCAGAGGCCTTTTAGATAACCCAGAGTATATTGCCAGAGTTGAAGAAGAACTTGAAATCATTAAAAATAAAAAGTTTGCTCCATACTTTCTTGTAGTTCAAAGCATGATTGCTTGGGCAAAGAAAGAGGGAATTATGGTTGGTCCTGGTCGTGGGTCTTCTGCTGGTTCTTTGGTTTGTTATTGCCTTGGTATTACAGATATTGATCCAATTAAACATGGACTTTTGTTTTTCCGTTTTATTAACCCAGATCGCAACGACTTTCCTGATATTGATACCGATATTCAAGATACTCGCCGTGATGAAGTTAAAGATTATTTAGTTAGACAATATCGACATGTTGCATCTATTGCCACCTTCTTACAATTTAAAGACAAAGGAGTTGTGCGAGATGTTGCACGAGTTTTAGATATTCCTTTAACAGATGTTAACAAGGTTTTAAAATTAGTAGATACTTGGGAAGACTTCTGTAGTTCTAAGTCAACAAGAGAGTTTAGAGAAAAATATCCAGAGGTGGAGGTTTATGGTGAACAATTACGTGGTCGTATTCGTGGTACTGGTATACACGCTGCTGGTGTGGTCACTAGCAAAGATCCAATTTTTAGGTTTGCTCCGTTGGAAACGAGATCTTCTCCTGGGTCTGATGAACGTATACCTGTGGTTGGTGTCGACATGGAAGAGGCTGAACGCATCGGGCTTATAAAAATAGATGCACTAGGACTTAAGACTCTTAGCGTTATTCAAGATGCAGTATCAATGATTAAACAAAATCATTATAAAGATATTGAATTACTATCTATTGATATGGCAGATCCAAAAGTTTATGAAATGCTTTCTGATGGTTACACAAAGGGTGTGTTTCAATGCGAAGCAACTCCATATACAAACCTTTTAGTTAAAATGGGTGTAAAGAATTTTGATGAACTTGCAGCATCTAATGCTTTAGTTCGTCCAGGTGCAATGAACACAATTGGTAAAGATTATATTGCTCGTAAACATGGAAAGCAAAATGTTTCATATAGTCATCAAATTATGAAGCCATTTACTTCTGATACATATGGGTGTATTTTATACCAGGAACAAGTTATGCAGGCTTGCGTACACCTTGGTGGTATGTCAATGTCGGATGCTGATAAGGTTAGAAAGATTATTGGTAAGAAGAAAAACGCAAAAGAGTTTGATGTATACAAAGAGCAGTTTGTTTCTGGTGCCTCTGCTTATATTGCTCCTAATGATGCTCGTGATTTATGGCATGACTTTGAGGCTCATGCAGGGTATTCATTTAATAAGTCTCACGCAGTAGCATATTCAACCCTATCCTATTGGACAGCATGGCTAAAGTATTATTATCCACTTGAGTTTATGTTTGCCCTTTTAAAAAATGAAAAGGATAAGGATGCAAGAACAGAGTATCTAATTGAAGCAAAAAGAATGAACATTCCGATTAAACTTCCACACATTAATGATTCTGATTTAGATTTTAAGATTGAAGGCAAGGGTATTCGTTTTGGTTTGACTGGTATTAAGTTTATATCAACAAACATTGCAGAAAAATATATTGCTGCTCGTCCATTTACATCCTATAAACAACTTGAAGAGTTTACTTTTACAAAAGGCAATGGGGTAAATAGCCGTGCATTAAATGCATTACGTGTTATTGGTGGAGCAACATTCTCAGATCAACCACGAAATGATGCAGAAATTAAAGAAAACTTATACGAGTTCTTAAATCTTCCAGAGTTTAACATTACAATTCCATCTCACTACTACGCATTTATACAGGATGTTGATTCTTTTGAAGAGAAGGGATCATTTATTTTAATGGGAATGGTCAAGGCAATTAAACGAGGAAAGGGTTGGTCACGAGTTGAGATTCTAGATAAAACGGGCAGCGTTGGTATATTTGATGAAGAAGCAACCACCATTGAGACAGGTCGTACTTATCTTATTCTTGCAAATGATAACAGGATTGTTTCTGCAATCCCCGTTGATGAAATAAAAGGATCTTCAAATGCTCTTGTAAGATTCTTAGGATATAAACAACTACCGTATAAAGATAATGAAATGTTTGTAGTTTCTTTTAAGCCTAGAATTACAAAGGCTGGAAAGAAGATGGCTTCATTAACTTTAGCAGATACCAGCAGAGACTTACACTCTATAACAGTATTTCCAACGGCATTTCCAAAAGCCTACATGAATATTGAAGAAGGCAAGGCATATAAATTTAGTTTTGGTAAAACAAAAGATGGAACAATAACACTGGAGGATATAAATGTATAACAATGTATTTGACAATTTAGCAATAGAGTTGCACAAAAATGCAGTTGAAAAAGGATTTTGGCCAGCAGTGGTTAATGATATTTTTATTGCAAAACAATGTATGATGATTGTTTCTGAAGTAACAGAAGTAATGGAAGCGGTACGTAAAGATAAAGGTGAAGAAGAAATTACTAAAGAGTTTGCAGACATTATTATTCGCACACTTGATCTATATGCAGGAATGGTTGAAGCAGGGTATACTAAGTTATCCCTTGATTATGCAATGGAAGAAAAAATTAACTTTAATAAAACTAGACCAGAAAAACACGGGGTACGATTTTAATGTCAGTAACAATAGAAGAAGTATTAGCACAACTAGACCCTAAATTAAGAAAGAGGCTAGGGAGTGGTGTTGGAATAAACTTTGATCATCAACCAACACCCAGTTTTGGATTAAACCGTGCACTAGGTGGAGGACTACCATACGGCAGACAGGTATTAGTTTGGGGAAGTAAGTCTTCTGCAAAGTCATCTATGTGCCTTCAAATGATTGCTTTAGCACAAAAAGAAGGTAAGGTATGTGCGTGGATCGACTCTGAAATGTCATACTCTGAAGACTGGGCAATAAAACTTGGGGTAGATCCAACAAAATTAATTTATTCACAAGCAAGAACAATAAGCGACATGGTAGATGTAGGTGTTGGTCTTATTAATGCTGGAGTAGATATTATCGTGATAGACTCTATTACATCAATGCTTCCTGCAATTTACTTTGAGAAAGACACTGATGATATGAAGGCTTTAGAAAACACAAAACAGATTGGAGCAGAATCACGTGACTTTAGTAATGCATGGAAAATGCTTAATTATGCTAATAACAAGGTTAAGCCTACTCTTCTTGTTCTTATTTCCCAGTCTCGTAATAATATTAATGCTATGTATACTAGCCAGCAGCCTTCTGGTGGTCAGGCTACTAAGTTTTATTCTTCTTGCATTATTAAGTTATTTAGTTCCGAGTCCGAAAATCAAGCAATTAAGGGAAAAATTAAGATAGGCGATAAATTAATTGAAGAAAAGATTGGAAGAAAGATTCGTTGGGAGTTACAATTTTCTAAAACTTCTCCAGGATTTCAATCTGGTGAGTATGATTTTTATTTTAGAGGTGACGATATTGGTATTGATGCTATTGGTGATTTGGTTGACACAGCAGAATCAATAGGACTTGTTAATCGTACTGGTGCTTGGTATCAACTTGATGATGGCACAAAGGTTCAAGGCAGAGAAGGTTTTATTAGTCGTGTCAGAGAAGATCTTGACTTACAAAAAAGTTTAAAGGACAAACTTGCCAATGGCTGAAAGAGATTTTAAGGTTTTTGCTGGTGAGTTTATTTGTCAAAAATGCAAATTACCAGTTACCTCTTTAAGGCTTTGGTCTGAAACGGGGGATGCTACTTGGATGTGCACATCAAAACATGTATCAAGAGTTGGTCTTATTCCATCTAAAAAGAAAAAAAGGGATTTTGAAGATGAGTGAAAGATCAGAATCTAAAAGAATAGGTGCCAAACAACATAAGAATAGTGGTCGCAACAACACCAAAGGCGATGCTTCCTGGAATAATTTTGTAATAGACTTTAAAGAATGTTCAAAATCTTTTACATTAAACCAAGATGTTTGGGCTAAGGCCACAACTGATGCATTAAAGAAAAGTATGGATCCTGCTTTGGTTATCGTGCTTGGCGAGGGGACACAAAAGGTACGCCTTGCTATAATAGAATTAGATATGTTAGAACAATTAATAAAGGAGAATAATAATGGAACCAACAAAGACAACACTTGAGCAGGTCAATGGATTAGCAGAAATTGCAGAGTATATGGATGATGAAGAGTTGACAGTAGCGTTAACAATGATTGCCAAGATTATCATTAAGCCAGATATCCCTATACAGGTTGCAAGTCTAGAAATTGTTAGACTCCAGGCTATAGCCGCTAAGATGGCTTTAAAGGCTACTTGGATGGCCAACGTAGACAAAAGTAATAGAGCAAAAAAGAACATTTATTATACTGCAGCAGAATCAATTAACTCTCTTGTTTCAGCACTTAAGTATTTAATACGATAACCGTAACCTGCTATACTTATATAAACAAGGGGATATAATGACAAAAAATTTACTACATACAATAATGATTAGAGAAGTTGAAACACCAGAACAGATAGATGCAAAAGAATTAGTTAATGTTATTCAGCAGGGATATCTTGTAGGCAGAGATCCTGAGCATAAACAAAAAAAGACTTTTGGTCCGTCTACAATTGCATACGGTCATGGTGAATGTCCAAGATACTGGTATCTTGCTTTTGAGGGTGCAGTTTTTGAAGATAACTCAGATGCCTATGCGGTAGCAAACATGACTAATGGTACTCTTTCTCATAGCCGAATTGAAGCAGCGTTTAAAAACTCTGGTATTTCAATTAACTCTGAATTTAAGTTATTCCATGATGACCCACCAATTTTTGGGTATGTGGATAACTTTATTCAATGGAAGGGCGATGAGATTGTTGTTGAAGTTAAGACAACAAACAATGAGGTATTTGAGTACCGCAAGCGTACAAACAAACCAAAAATGGGTCACGTAGTTCAGTTGCTTATTTATATGAAGGTTCTTAAAAAATCCAAAGGTATTCTAGTTTATGAAAATAAAAATAATCATGAACTATTAATTATTCCAGTAGAAGTAAACGATCACTATAGAGCGTGGATTGACATGGCTTTTCAGTGGATGCGTGATGTTCGTAAGGCATGGGAAGATAAAACTCTTCCTACAAAAAACTATAGATCTAATTCAAAAATCTGCAAGAACTGTCCTATTAAGAAGGCTTGCGGAGAAGCAGGGGTGGGCGTAATAAAGATAGCATCCCTGGAGGAACTGCGTGAAACTATGTAGCATCTGCCACTCATCTTTTAAGGCTGCAGTAAGTTATCAAATTTATTGTAGCAAGGTTTGTAGAGACCTTGCAACTAAAGAAAAAATTGCAGAAAGATATGCTGTCACAAAAAGACAAAAAAGAAAAAACAAGGTACGTCTTTGTCTTGGAGGGTGTGGACAAGAATTATCTATTTATAACGATTCTGGATTTTGTGCTAACTGTAATGTTAGCGAAAAGGCAGTTACAAAAATGTTAAAAGAGTTGAAAGGTTATATTGAATATGAGCAAGAATAAATGGGGATTAGAGATGATGCCAAAAACTATTTGTGCTATTGATGCTAGTACTAATAGTCTTGCTTTTGCTTTGTTTGATACCCAACAAAAAGCATTAGGAACTATAGGAAAAATTAACTTTGAAGGTAAAGATACATACCAAAAAGTTATGGATGCAGGGCAAAAGGTTAAGGCTTTCTTTGATTACTATAGTGGTTTTGAAGCAATAGTAATTGAACATACTGTCTTTATGAACAGTCCCAAGACCGCTGCAGACCTTGCATTAGTTCAGGGTGCTATTCTTGGAGCAGCAGGTCAGTCTGGAACAAAAGCCATTGGCAAGGTTGCACCAATTACTTGGCAAATATTTTTAGGGAATGGTAAATTAACTAAAGATGAAAAGTTTTTAATAAGATCAAAGAATCCAGGTAAGTCAGAAGCATGGCACAAATCAAATGAAAGAGAAATAAGAAAACAAAAAACTATTAGGTTTATTAATATGCAGTATGATAAAAATATAGTTGATAATGATGTTGCAGATGCCTGTGGTATTGGACATTGGGCAATAAAAAACTGGGAGAAAGCAATAGGAGATAATAAATAATGCCAGAGTTAAATGCAAACATACCACCAATTGAGTGCTACGTTCGTGGAAACTTTTTAAGAGACCAAGAAGATAGCCATGACCAATATTTTCCATGCGTCATATTTGGTGTTTCAAGTATTAAAAGTAGAAGCCCCTTGTTCCATTTCTTAATGGAGGATGGTGGTATCTGGTGGAGAATGCCAATTAATGCTTTTTGCACTAAGCCAGGTGTTCCAGAAGAACCAATTCAAAATCTTGTCTTATGGAATTCTTTTAGTCCATATGTTTCAGTAACAAAGTTTGAAAACTTAAGTAATATGAGGATGTCCTATCTTGATAGAACTAAGACCAGCGTTCCTGGAACATATTTATTTACCCTGGATTGGCATAACCCAGAGACAAATATATTAGATGACGGGTATTCAGAAAATCCAGGTCAGCATAAATGTGGCCATGTTATTCAAAGAGACGATGGCAATTTTGCAATCCAGCCAAATAATCGGGTAAGGCTAAAAGAACCTTCATTTGTTACCAAAAAAGATCTAGTTATACAAAGACTCATTAATACAAATAAATGGGATGTTGAGAGTTACGATAAATGGATGCTTGAAGACTCCAATGCTTATGACTATGATGTTATTGATACAGAACTTGACAAATAACAATATGACTGCTAAACTGTATACTTCAGAAGTTTTCATGCGTAAGCGTTATCTTGTGGATAAGAAGACCCCAGAAGAAATTGCAAAGGAGTGCGGAGCCAGTGTTGAGACTATCTACGTATACCTTGCTAAATTTAATCTAAGGAAGTCTAAACGATGAATAAAAAGAAAATTATTCTAGCCCTAGCAATTGTAGGTGCAGTTGGAATTACTTATGCACTTTCTTCATTAAAAGATCTTGAAGATGCTTTTGATATAGACTGGAATGAAGATGAGTGAAAAGTTTAACATTACAGTTGACCAGGTTAATCATCCCGTTCACTATACTTCTGACCCTAGTGGTATAGAAGCAATTCAAATTACTCGTCATCGTAACTTTAACATTGGTAATGCCTTTAAGTACTTGTGGAGAGCAGGACTTAAAGATGAAGCAAAAACCATTCAAGATTTAGAAAAGGCCATTTTTTATATTAAAGATGAAATAAATAGACTAGAGGGAAAGTATGTCAACTGAGATAGAACTTATTCAACATCTTGATGAAGTAAATCAAGTAGTAACAGAATATCTTAAAGGTAATGATCCAACAGTTATTTCTAAAGAATTAGAAATTCCACGTACTCGTGTTGTGTCTTTAATCAATGAGTGGAAGGTTATGGCATCTGCAAATGATGCTATTCGTGCCCGTGCAAAAGAGGCTTTGGTTGGAGCAGACACACACTATACAAAATTAATTACAAAGGCTTATGAAGTTATTGATGAAGCAAGCCTGTCAACAAACCTTAGTGCTAAAACTGCTGGAATTAAATTAGTTTTAGATATTGAATCAAGAAGAATTGATATGCTACAAAAGGCTGGTCTTCTTGAGAACAAAGAACTAGCAGAAGAAATGGTTGAAATTGAAAGACGACAAGAAGTTCTTGTTGGAATTTTAAGAGATATTGCTTCAGAACATCCACAAGTTCGTGATATTATTATGAAAAGACTTTCTACCATTGCAAAAGAAGGAGAAGTGATTACTGTTGTCCACGATGTTCAATGATTTTATTGAAGTATTAAAAGAAAATCATTTTAATGAGAAGCCTGTTGATGTAAAGACATTTGTACAGTCTCCAGAATATCTTGGACAACCAATTTTATCTGATATTCAATATGAAATTGTTGAAGCAATGAGTCAGATATACCGTAAAGAAGATTTAATTGATATCATGGGTGATCTTGAAGGCTCAAGGCATTTTGCTAAGTATACAAAAAATGAATTAATTCTTCAACTTGGCAAGGGTAGTGGTAAAGACTTTATATCAACAGTAGCCTGTGCATATGTAGTGTATAAACTGTTATGCCTTAAAGACCCTGCAATTTATTACGGTAAACCTGCAGGAGATGCTATTGATATTATTAACGTTGCAGTTAACGCACAACAAGCAAAGAACGTTTTCTTTAAAGGTTTTAAAACAAAGATTGAAAAGTCCCCTTGGTTTGCTGGAAAGTATAATGCTAAGGCTGACTCAGTTGAATTTGATAAAGCAATTACCGTCTACTCTGGACACTCAGAAAGAGAATCTCATGAAGGTTTGAACTTGCTAATGGCAGTACTTGATGAAATTTCTGGCTTTGTAAGCGAGGTAGCATCTGGAAATGAGCAAGGTAAAACTGCTGACAACATTTATAAAGCATTTCGTGGATCAGTAGACTCTCGTTTCCCAGACCTTGGAAAAGTTGTTTTGCTTTCTTTTCCTAGATATCAGGGTGACTTTATTTCACAAAGGTATGAATCAGTTATTGCAGATAAAGAAACAATTGAACGAACACATACATTTATCATGAACGAAGACTTGCCTCATACTGATCCAGGAAATCAATTTCAGATTTCGTGGGATGAGGATAATATTCTTCAATACAAAATTCCAAGGGTATACGCATTTAAAAGACCAACATGGGAAGTAAACCCTACACGTAAGATAGAAGACTTTAAACTAGCATTCTATACTGATCTTGGTGATGCCATGATGCGCTTCGCCTGTATGCCAACATACTCATCTGATGCCTTCTTTAAACAAATTGATAAGGTTGAGAAGTGTATGAACACAAGAAATCCAATAGATTCATTTAGAAGGTTTGATGAAACCTTTATTCCAGATCCAGAAAAAACATATTACATACACGCTGACCTTGCACAAAAGCATGATAAGTGTGCTGTTGCTATTGCTCACGTAGATAAATGGGTAAATATTCAGGTAATTAAAGATTACGAACAAGTAGCACCCATAGTGGTAGTAGATGCAGTTGCTTGGTGGGAGCCAAGAGCAGAAGGTCCAGTTAATTTATCTGAAGTTAAGCAATGGATTATGAACTTACGCAGACAAGGTTTTAATATTGGAATGGTTTCATTTGACCGTTGGCAATCATTTGATATTCAGAATGAGTTACAGGCTGTTGGTATTAGGACTGAGACAGTGTCTGTTGCAAAAAAGCACTATGAAGATCTTGCTATGATGATTTATGAAGAGCGTGTGTCTATTCCAAGAATACCTATCCTATTAGAAGAAATGTCAGAACTTAAAATTATGAAGGGTAATCGTGTTGACCATCCACGTAAAAAATCTAAAGATTTAGCAGATGCCGTAACTGGTGCGGTATTTGGAGCAATATCACACACACCAAAGAATAATAATACAGAGATAGAAGTCCATACTTGGTCTTCTTCTGCACGACTTGCAGAAAAGGACAGGAGTATGGTAGAATTGAATAACAGGCAAATGCCCGAAGATGTCAAGGATTTCCTTGATACGTTTAATTTACTATAAAGCCAATCCAATTGTGGTTGGGGAAAACAATAAGGAGAAATAAAAAAATGAATTCATTTAAAAAGATCGCTCTAGTCACTGCTGCAGCAATGGCTTTGGTAGGACTTTCAACTACAGCAAATGCTGCACCTCTTGCAGTTAATGTTGGTATTGTTGCTAATACGACAACACCATCAGTACCTGCTACAGTTGCAGTTCCATCAACAAACGTAATTGGTGCAGGTAATACTGTAGCAATCGCTGCAACAGCAGACAACGGAACAACAGTAACATTTGTTGCAAACGGAGTAAAATTAGTTTCAGCACTTAGCACAGTAGATGCTCCAAAAACAGTTGCAAGCGGTGTCGCTTCAATTTCAGGAACATCAACAGGCGTAACAATTACTGTTTATGCTTACACAACTTCAACAGCAGTCGGATCAGTTACAGTAACTAATGGAGCATATTCAACAATTGTATATGTTGCTGGAATCGCAGGTCCTGCTTATAATTTAGCACTATCTGTTCCATCAACAACGGCAGTTGGAAATGTTCCAACAATTGCACTTTTAACAACTGACGTTTTTAATAACCCAGTTTCAGATGGAGCAACAGTAACATTGATCGGCTCAACATTTACTGGCGGTGCTGTTTCTTCATTGATTACAACATCAGCAGTAACTAATGCTGCAACAGGTGCACTCATTGGAACTGGTACAGCAACACTTTCAGCAGCAGTTGCTGGTGAAGTAACAATTGTTGCAACAGGGCTTTCTGCAGTTACTGCAGTTCCAGGTTTATCAGCACCAATTAAGTCTGTAATTTCTAAGTTTACAGTTTCTGATCTTTCAGCAACTATTGCTGGATTAAAGGCTGAATTGGCTGCAGAGAAGTCTGCTCATGAAGCAACTAAGTTTGCAAATGCAAAAGTATTAGCCGATGCTAAGACTGCCTCAGATAAGGCTTTAGCAGATGCTAAGGTTGTTTCAGATAATGCTTTAGCGGATGCAAAGGTTGCCTCAGATAAGGCTCTAGCAAATGCAAAGGCTACCGCAGATGCTGAACTTGCTTCTGTAAAGTCTGCTAGTGCAAAAGCACTTGTAGATGCACTTGCTTCTCATACAACAGAAGTTGAAAAAGTTAAAGCAGATGCTGCTGCAACTGCAGCAATCGCTGCAGCAACATACAAAGCAAAGTATAACTATCTTGCTACTAAGTGGAATAAGGCTCATCCAAAAGCCAAAATTGCACTTCTTAAGTAATTAATCCAACAACTGGGGGAGTCATTAATTTGGCTCCCTTTTTTGTTATAATTTTATATTTAATTAAATAGTTTGGTATAATAATAACAATGAAAGGCCCCTACTTGAACAAATTATTACGCATAATTTTAATACTATCATTTGTTTTATTTCCACTGCTTGTAGGTATTGATAAAGCACATGCAGCAGAAGGTTTAACTGCTGAAGTCTATGATGTACTGGGACAAAATAATGCTCCTTATATACCACAGGGGGCTTCTCCTATACTAACTACCAATGTTCCAAATATTGACTTCCAGTGGGGAAGTGGCGGTATCTTAGGTACATCTAATACTGAAGATGTAATAGTTAGGTATACAGGATCAATCATTAGTAATACTACACAAAATATCTCATTTTTAGCACAAGCAGATGACGGAACTAAACTCTACCTTGACGGGAATCTAATAACAAATGACTGGACTGATAAAGGTGGTGGAGGAACTACAAGTTCTCCAGTATCATTTACAGCAGGAGTCCCTAAAACTATAGAACTAATATATTATGAAAATGGTGGGGGTGCTTGGGTTCAATTATTATGGGATCAGTCTGGATCAATGCAAGTTATTCCAGCAGAAGCATTTACCTCAGTAGCAGCCCCAATAGTAAAAACTATAGGTGCTCCAAGAAATTTGACCGTGGTTGATGGTTCAACTGCAACAGTTTTAGATTGGGATGCTCCAGATACGGGTAATACTCAGCCAGAAAGATATGCAATAAGTTTTAATTGTTCTGGGTGTAATGGCTGGGGAATTGCGACTGGAAATGTTGGAGGTCCTAATTCTTTAAATACAACAATAACAATTGATCATTCACTACTTGAAAGTTTAATGCCAAGTGGAACCATATGGTCATTTCATATTAGGTCAGACAACGATACATTAGCCCTTTACTCTGAAAACTCAAATGTTGTTACACTTAAAATTGGAAAGACTGCAGAAGAAGTTGCTGCGGAAGTAGCAGCAGCACAAGCAATTATAGATGCAGAAAATGCAAGATTAGCAGCAGTTGCTGTTGAAATAGCAAGATTAGCAGAAATTGCAAGACTTGCTGAAGAAGCAAGATTAGCAGAAATTGCTAGGTTAGCAGAAATTGTTAGATTAGAAGAAGTTGCAAGACTTGAAAGAGAAGCAGCAGCATTGTTAGCAGCCCAGCAAGAAGCAGACCGTATAATAGCAGAACAAGAAGAAGCAAGACTTGCTGCGATTGAAGAGGCAGCACGAATTGAATCAGAAAGATTAGCAGTCATCGCTGCAGAGGCAGCAGCAAAAGCAGAGGCTGATCGTTTAGAAGCAGAGGCTGCTGCAAAGATTGCAGAAGAAAAAAGAATTGCTGCAGAGTTGGCTACACAAAAGGCTGAAGAAGAAGCAAGAATTGCAGAAGAAGCAAAACTAAAGGCAGAAGAAGATGCAAGACTTGAAGCAGAAAAAATTGCTGCTGAAAAAGCAGTGGAAGAACAAAAAGAAAAAGATAGGCTTGCAGAAGAGGAACAACTAAAAACAGAACAAGAGGCTAAAGCCAAAGCAGAAGAAGAGGCTAATAAATTAGCAGAGCAAAAGGCTGCTGAAGAAGCAAAAGCAAAGGCAGAAGATGAGAAGGCTAAAGCAGAAGAGGAAGCAAATAAGGCTCAAGAGGAAAAACTTGCTAAGATTGCAGAAGAAGCAAAACAAGGAAAAGAATTATCAAATGAAGAAATTATTGCAGTTGTTACATCATTAATAGCAGATTTAGAACCAGGAGAATCAATCTCTGCAGAAGAAGTTAAAGCATCTGGAGTTTCATATTCAGACCTTCCACCAGAAACTCCAATTGAGATTAGAATTTCTGAATCTGGAGAGGCACTTGTTATTACTGCAGAAGTTGCTGCAAATGTAGAATTGGTTACAGATGCAGGAGCACTATTAGAAGCAGTATTTACAGACCCAGGTGCAGCCCTTGCTGCAATTGGAAGCATTGGAGCAGACATGACTCCAGGAGAAAGAGAAGAGGCAACTAAAATGGTTGTCGCAACAGTTATTGCAACAGGAGCAGCATTAAGTGCTGTTGGTGCTGCAGCAGGAACCACTGGAGGATCCACAGGAGGTAATTCTGGAGGATCAAGTGGCGGAGGAGCCTCTGGCGATTCCAAGGGAATAAGGAGAAGAAAACCATGATAAAGAAAATAATGCAAGATATGATAGACCAACTTTGGACACTTCTAGGTATGTTTATTGCTTGGGTAGTTCTAGATGGCTCTGCAAAAACAATAGTTGGTTATGCAATTGTATGTACATTAATTGCATGGGCAGTTACGTATCCAATTAGAAATAGAGATAATGAATAATGGCAACTAAAAAAATAGTAGAACCCCCAAAGCAGGAGCACCCACAGAAAGCAATAACAAATATTCTAATGAGAATTCTTGCGGTATTCGCAGCATCAGGACTATCAGTCTTGGGAGCAGGAGCCGTAGTAGGAATTGAAACTATGCAGGCTGTATTATTAGCAGGACTATTAGGAGTAGCCACTGTTATTGAAAGGCTGGCAAGGGCTTTTTTGGACGATGGAAGGCTATCATTGTCAGAAATCAATGATGCATTTAAATCAGTAGACAAAAAGGCTAATTAGCCATATTTTAGACCTTGCTTGACACCCCTTCTAGGCAATGGTATACTTGAATATACCTAGTCTGGGAGGGGTTTGTCATGACTTGCATTGCTGTTGTCCGCCATGAAGATAAAATTTATATGGCTGGAGATCGTGGAGCATCAGATGATAAAACTATCTTAGCACTTGAATCACCAAAAGTTTGGAAAATAGGACCTTATCTTATTGGGTATGCAGGTGCAATGGACGGAGAAAGAATCCGTTATAACTTTAAACCAACTACTCCTAACATTAAAGACACAGATAGATTTATGCAAACAAAGTTTGTTAAAGAACTAAAAGAATTTTATAATGAGTTCTGGATTGATACATCAAAAGATGGAGATCTTGGACTAATTATTTGTATTCGTGGACAAATATATGAACATAATTCTTCAGATATGTCTTTATCTAAATATAATTTGCCATATCTTGCTATGGGTTCTGGAGCAGAGTACGCTTATGGTGTTTTATATGCAACAGATAAACAAAAAAATGCAAGAAATAGAGTAATGCAAGCAGTCAACGCTGCTATCAAATTTAATCCATCCTGCATGGGTCCAGTTGACATAGTAAGCATTTAGGAGTATAATTAAAATATGATTAATGATGAAGAAGACTTAGAGTTTGGAATTTGGCTAAGAAACGGTATTGAAAGAGGTTGGGTAACTGACCCTTATTGTCATACTCATGATGGTGGAACTCAGTATATGAGTGAAGAAGAAATTCAAGAGTGGGAAGATGGCGGAGATCCGTGTGAGCATGTTGTAAGACTTATGATATAATTATTATGTACCTGCCGTTAGGGGGTACTAATTTAACTTATTCGCTTGAAAGGGGAATAAAATGGTAGTAACACGAGATATGGATCTATTCAATGATCCTTTTTTTATTGGATTTAACAAAGAGTTAGTCCGATTAAATGCAGCACATAAAACAAATTCACAATCATATCCTCCATATGATCTTCTTAAATTAGATGAAGATACATATAGAATTTCTTTAGCAATTGCTGGATTTTCAAAGGAAGATATTAATCTCTCAGTAGATAATGCAACACTCATTATTAAAGGAGAAATTGTAGAAGTAATAGATGCTGAAATTGTTCACAAAGGAATTGCAGGTAGAAAGTTTACTCGTACATTTGCTCTTGGAGAATACATGGAAGTAACTGGTGCAGAAATGAAGGATGGTATGCTACATATTAATGTAGATCGTATTGTTCCAGAAGAAAAGAAACCAAAAACAATTAAGATAAAGTAGTATAATAGAATGTCCCCACACAGGACCTTAGTGATGGATTAGTTACCCATTGGATAGAGACCGTGGCGCAAGTCAGGTGAATTGCCTGTGTGGGGCTTTTAATTATTCTGATATAATTGCATTAATATGACTGACAAAGAGTTGGCAAGTTATAGCAAGAAACAATTTAAGCAACGCTTAAAGGAAATAAAAGAGTCTTCTGGTTGTTTTGATTGTGGAGAAAAAAATCATATTGTTTTAGATTTTGATCATCTCAGTAATAAAAAATATAATGTTTCAAGAATGATTCACGATGGTTTTTCTTGGGCAGCAATTAAAAAAGAGATAGCAAAATGTGAGGTTGTTTGCTCAAATTGTCATAGGATAAGAACATATAACCGTTTGACATCTAAAGACTCGTAATGATATAATAGAATGTAGCATTTAAACAGGAGGAATAATGACACAAAAAGGTACATTAGAAGCAATCATTGAGGTTGCAAAGAAAGAGTTAGGAACCATTGAAGGTCCTAAAGATAACGAAACAAAGTACGGTGCATGGATTAAGGTTAACTTTCAACCATGGTGCCAATCATTTGTTTCTTGGTGTGCAATGTCAGCGGGAGTTTCAAAGTTCCCAAAGTCTGCGTCAACAGTAGCAGCATCAGATCAGTTTAAAAAAGAAGGTCGTTGGTCAGATGCACGTAATGATGATCCACAAGCAGGAGACTGGATTTATTTTGATTTTCCAGATGATGGTGTAAATCGTATTTCACATGTTGGTATTTGCATTAAAAATAATGGTGATGGAACAATCCAAGTTATTGAAGGAAACACTTCAGGAACTGCAAAGGGAGATCAACGCAATGGAGGAATGTGTGTTGAAAAAACTCGTGGTTATGTAAAAGATAACAAGAAGAAATTAATTAATGCCGTTGTTGGCTGGGGCCGTCCAGTATATGCTGGTGAAGAGAACTCCCCATTGCTCTCAAAACGTAATGTAGCACCTGTAGCAAAAACGTCTGCTCCTGTAAAGAAGTCTGCACCACAACCATTTAAACCATTAAAGTTTGGATCAAAAGGTCAGGAAGTAAAGAATGTTCAAACACTTCTTGGTATTAAGTCAGATGGTGAATTTGGTCCAAGTACTGAAAAGGCTGTTAAGGTTTTTCAATTATCAAAAAAACTTTCTGCAAATGGCATTGTAGACGCAATTACACTTAAAGTATTAGAGAGCAAGTAATGCCAGTTTATGATTATAAATGCACAGTGTGTTCAATATCTACTGAATTCAAAAGAGAATATGGTGAAGATATAGAACCATCATGTTGTAATCAAACAATGACAAGGCAATGGTCTGCACCTACCGCTATATTTAACGGTACTGGATTTTACTCAACCGACAACAGAAAGTAGCAGTATAATATGAATATGACAATTACAGAAGATGTTGCAGAAAAAGAATGGCTATTAAAAGCAACAGATCGTTGTGATTC